CTAAGTTTCAGATTCAGATTTGTCGCTTTATCCAGTAGCTCTGTATGCAACATGTAACTAAGCAAATCCGGCTCCGGTTCCCTTTCCCAACGTCCAAAGCTAGCGTTAATAACAGTCGTAGCACTATTACCAATGTCAATCGTATGCGTAATACTTTGAACATAAAATACTTCGCTATCCTCTACTAAATATATTGGCGTAGCAAGTTCTAACTCAGGTCTAAAAATTATAGAAGCAGTCATTGTGTACAATTCACCGTTAGCATGATCTAGGAAAACCTTGGCCATTGCATTAGCAAGGGGTTTGTATTTACCATCCTTATCCTTTACATTTATATTAACGTTAAACATAGGCGACGATCGTTCTTCTCGACGATAACCAAACCGGGCCATGTTGATCTCATCCATATAATATCCATATAGTCCAGTCTGAGTCGGATTTCCAGTATCTTTTACTGCAGCAAGCCCTGTAAGTTTTATATATGTTTTTAATTCTTCTATGTTTTTGGTTTTGCTAATACTAGTTGTTTCTTCGCTACCTATAACCTGAGCATATGGAAACCTGTGTTTAATCTGTTGTACTGTTCGGTACTTGCTAACAACATTATCAATTCCAACTTGCACATCTATTGGGTAAAACGAATCGTATATCAAAAAATCGTTACCCAAGCGCATAGGATGGTAATGTACATTACCGTCCCCATCGGTATAAAATTCGTAATAGACCGTTGATGCAACTTCTTTCAAAATATCCAAACGTGTAGAAAAAGAAGAACTATATACATCCAAACTAGCATTTCCAAAAATACGATAAGGAGTAAGATTATAACCCCATGAGGATATATATTTAGTATCCTTCAATCGAGAAAGCATTTTTTTAAAACTAAATTCAGACTCCAGTACAGCACGATAATTAATCACATCTGCTGGAGTTTTATTGCCAGACTCCTCATCCGCTGCCAAAAAATTTCCTATCGGAGAAATCCTAGGGGCTCCAGGTACTGAATTAGGATCAGTTTTGCCTATAGCGATCATCCTATTGGTATTACTATCGTACTGAATAACCCCACCTAAAAACATAGATTGGACAATTTGAAAATGGTCTATACCGTAAAATACTTTACTAAAATAATTCATTGAACTTGTTTCTTTTTCCCCAACTTGGATAATCGCTGGGTTCAAGTTTTCATAGGTTATACGAGCTAATTCCAAACAATCTTTGCCGTCGATCTTAAGAGACATATACCCTTGGTCATTGGCAGGCGTCGTTCTGGTTATGTATCCTGTAAAAATAGGGAACATATAATCGCTGTAAATTCTTCCTCTAGCCCAAACCGAAAAAGGAACCATCGGGACAAACAATTGAGCAAACAAGGGAAGACCAGATTTGAATAGGATTCTTGATGCTTTTCCCAAAATATTATAATCAGCAGCATCTCTAAAAGATAAAGCGCATGAAGATATTTCATTCCTAACTCGGCTAACACTAACCGAAGTTAGGAAAAAGTTAATTATCTTGTTTATAAACTCTACGGCTTGTTCTTCTCCCTCTAGCGAAGTTTCTGAGTCAATTTTATCTAAAAAGTTTTGTTCACCAATAGTGTTATCTACTCTGTCACTATAGGTTAAAATATATTCATAATAATACTTGTAATAGCTAAGCAAAGAATTTGCCACATTTTTTATGACGTTTTTGTTGACTAATCTTTTTCCTTGTAAAATAACTGATTCAGACGATCCCTCCTCCATTTCAAATTCAAAATTCGAAGCAAAGGTGCTAGAAAAGTTAAATGCTACATATACTTTAGGAGTGTAAACATTATCGGGCACCAAATTATATAGATTAGGTATAAAGTCTGATGCAGAAATTTTGGTTTTAACAATCTGAGTATGAGACAAACCATCCCCACAGGGAATTTGGCCAGTACAAAGTTCCTGTAGCAGTACATCTACAGTAATATCATTACCTGTGCTTTTTGGTTTTTGATCTACTGTCATTGCGTAATGTCCACATTCTTACTATTATTATTGAACTCTCCATCACCTTTTCGAGCGAACTCTGTTAAATCCGAAAGAACATTAAGCGTGATCTCATACGTCCAGTCCCAAGGAGAATCTGCCGATTGCGTAAAATTGAAATTGACAAAAAAGATGCGGTAAATAAATTCTCCAAATTCAAGAGTACAAACATCTCTATCTGCATCAAACCCTAAATACAAGGTTTGCAGTTTGGTAAAGGTTTTGTACTTCTGCGACATTCCCAATATCTCAAAGTAGGACAAATTAGCTAGAAGAGCATCTGTTCCCAAAGCTAATGCATTTTTTACACTAGAGTTAAGTCCACCAATACTAGTTATCTTTGAATTAATATAGTCAACGATTGGTTTTGAAGGATCCAATTGATTTTGTACAATGTCGGGAAGAAGATTACCAGTATGTCCCGAAATCGTCATAGTATGAAGATCTACACCCCAGTCAAATATAATAAACCTGCCAGGATAATTTGTTTGAATTTTTTGGGTCATTCTTGGCTGATCATGCTTTATATCAGACGGGTTTATCTTTAGTATAACCACTTCTATTTTATTGGAAGGATATGGATCTCCTGTCAAAGCATATTTACGTAGTTCTTTACCATCAAACTTTTTGAAAGTAAACTTCTCTGATTCACCTTCAGGTATAAACGCTGCTTTGGCTATGTTTCCCCAAACAGACATAGGCATCTCCTAGAGCATTTCCCTCGGTTCCCTCGGTTGAGGTTTTATTGCATCAGGGACACTATCTGTACTACGTTGGCTAGCTCCAGATCCAGTCGCTGGAATTCTAACTTTATCATGTAATGCCTGCGCACGAGCCCTAATATTGGCCCCCTTACCTCCAGATTTTTTCTGATCATCTCGTTCCATTACTTGTACTAAAGATTCTACTGCTTTTATAAAAGCATCTACTTCAGGTGCAAGAAACTCAGTTTTTAAGGCAAATATATTTCTTTGTGCAAATTCCAGTGTCTTTTTAGCAGTCTTCAAGTCTCCAAAATGAGTTTCTTCCTGTTCCTTTTGCAAGCTTCTGCGAGCCATCAACTTCCCTGCCAATCTAAGAGAACCCCCAGGAAGTCCTGCTGTTAAATAATCGACCGTTGTCAATGGCATTCTCTCATCTACTTTCTCCGTAGCTTGCCGTTTTGCCTGCCCTTCGAGAGCCGCAAATATTTGGCGGTTCCTACCAGTAAAATGTGTACTTCCAAATGTCTTTGCCTCTTCTTGGGCCGTTCCAAACGAAAAAATTCTTGCCAGAACTTGCCCAAACTCTGCAAAACTGCTTCCAAGACCGCGTATTTCAGTAGCTAAATTTTGGATAGGCGCTGTTAGACTACGCTCGATCCATTCTTTCATTCTCTCTTCTACAGTCTTCAAACTTAGTGCAATTTTTTCCCCAGTTTTAACCAACTTTTGTGTAAGCTGCTCTCTTGTCTTCGCTTCACCTTTCATAGCCTCCAAATCTTCTGCGTACTTCTTTTTTAATTCTTCCATTTGAGTACCACTATATTTACCTGTTGCGATATCTTTAGCAGTAAGTCTAGCAGTTTCAATGTCCAAGCCGTATTGTCTATTAAGATATATAGACATGGACATTATACGCTCCCCCAAATTTCCTGATAGACCTGCACTTTTCTGCATCACGTTTTCCATAATTGCTTCAAACACTTCGATCCGACCACCCTCTTTTTCCAGCAATCTTTGAAAATTCATAAAATAATCGCCAGGGGTGCTTCCTCCAGCACCTCCCGCTTGTCGCCCAACTTCTATCTGCATACCCTCTGACAAATTTTTCCCAAGATTACTCAGCCACGAAGTAAACCCCCGCTGCATCTCTTGAGGGGCAGCAACTATTCCACCATAAGGAGATGTTATAGCAGGAGCCTTGAACGCCTGCCCTGTTTTCTCGGCATGCTCTCGCGCTTCCGCTACTTTCTGACGATAATCCTCAGCATCCCTGTTGAGAGAATGGTACAACGTGATACTATCCAAAACATTGGAATTGAATGAGCGCATGCCCATATTCATGCTCGCAATATCCTGCACAGCCTGCTCTGGAGATAATCCAGGTATCCGTGAACCAATATCAGCGATAAGCGCATCCACAGTCTGCGCAGAAGACACAAGCATGCCAAAGTTATTTCTAAGTTCCATTATATTCTTAAGCTGTTCGTCGACAGAGCGCTGTGTTGCATGCTGAACACCCACCAAACGAGAAGCAAGAGACATATATTCCTTAGTTTCTCTACCTCGTACAATTAAGTTCTTCCCCATATCACGTTCTTCAATTCCCGCTTTTGTCAGATGCGCCACCATCATACCGGATTCTTCAGCCCCCATAGCAAAACGATTGCGCAGATCCCAAGCAGCTTGGCTTGCTGTACTCACCGCCTTTGCCGTATATGTAGATTGCGTCCGCACATTAGAAAATTGCACGGCGGCTTGCCTTACATAGCCGCCCATTTTATTGCCCTTATTAAAAATCTCTAAAATCATAGCCAAAACGCCAGCCAAAGAGACTTCCAAACCTTTTGTAGAAAATGAAATAGCCTGGCCAACGCCAGCAGTCTTGGCCATAAAATTGGCGACTTCTGCACCCTGCTTATTTATTAGCGTATTTCTTCGCAGCTCTTCTCTTTTCCGTTTCTCCTGCTCTTTTTCTGCTTCTGCCTGCTTCTTTTCACTAGCCTCGCGCAATAGATGCTGACGCTGTGCCTCTCCAGCAAGCTGCTTGCTAAGGCTTCTTATCTCCGACAGCGTCTTTCTCTGAACAGCGAGTTCCTTGTTTCTTCTTTGATCCTGAACAACAACAGATTTGCCCTGCGTAACAATAGCCCTAAGCTGTTGCCCCGAACCTATAATGCTTTTTTCTATATTACGAATATCCGCCAATATCTTTGGATCTAACCCAATCGCTCTCGCACTTTTTTCAATTTCAGCGTAGGACTTTTCCACGCTGCCCATTACTGTGTCTAGTTCTTTAGCATAATCTTTCGCCTGCCCAGTGGATTCACTAAGCCTTTTAGCATAAGCACTAGCTGCCTCTACATTTTTTGGATCTATATTAAAAGTGTCACCGGCCATAGGTTACCCCAATATCGATGGATCGTCGCTCCAAACAACCTTTTTCGGCTCGCGCTCTTTCAACATTGCAAAGTGCCTAGCAAGAGCTTCACGGACCCATTTAGGAGATTGTGCTTTTCCAGTAGCCCGCCCAACTTTACTTTGGTGTTCAAAAGCCACGTTTTTGATCATACCGTCTGATGCACTCTCTCCCTTTTCTGCATTTTTTTCGACTTTGTACAGTTCTAAATTCATATAAGGCTTTAGATATTCTAAAACATCTTTAACTAAATCCATGTCTCGCGTGTCTTTTTCATTCACTAATGATAGTAGGATAATCTTCTGAAAAAAATTCAATTGCAGATATGCGGGATCTGTAGGAAGGACGCGGAAAAAAGTGATTAGTGCCCGGTCTAGCTTGAAACGGGCTGATTGTTCAATTTTTTTTTAATATCTTCGAAGTTTTTCGCAATTGCGCCATTGAAATCCTGATACTTATCGAACAACAAATCTATCACGTACGGCGACTTTATCTTTTCATAGAGAATTATACGTGCTTGCTCCAGAGTAGATGGGCCATGCTTGTTTTTATCTTCGAATTCTTGCCGTTCCTTAGTATCCAAGATTAAAGGCATTTTGTTAATAAACATAATCGCACGGGCCAAGGTCTCTATTTTTTCTGTCCATACTTGCGCGACTATGCTTCGGTAATTACCAAGTATTTCTGCAATATCTCTAATCTCAGTAGGCGTCAAAGTCCGATACTGAACCGAAAACTCTAGACCATTCTCATCTTCGTAGATCTTATATTCCTCCGACTTAGCGTAACCGATATTGAACAGATCTTCCAGAATAGTAATCTGTTTATCGGCTGCTATATCAAATTGTCTAGGAGAATCAGCACCAGGAAGAGTCGCAACGGGTTCAATTGTCATGTCACGCTACCAATTAGTACAAGTAACATAGCTAGCCTGCAAGGTCATAGTCTCCATAACCCGAGCAGTACCAGTGTCAATATCCTTCGAAAAGTCAGAAGCAACGCAGTTTGTAAATGTCAATGTTCTAAGTTTTTTCGTACTGGCCCTGACAGTTACCTCATTAATGTTTACAAAGCTGTTCCAATGCTCCAAGCTAACCGGAGTTGAAAAGCCAAACTCCTCTACCAAAGATTTGGTATACAATTCTACCCGGTTCAATTCTAAGGTAATATCAGTGCCACCCCAAACCATATCAACAACCCGAGCACCAGTGCTGTACATAACCTGCCGGATCCTTTCAACTGTACGAGTCGAACGCTGCCCAAACTTCTCAAAGCTTCCGATCTCTCTTTGCGCCCCTCTCGAATAAACAGTAATTGAATATGCATAAAATACAGTATGGGGAGTTAGCGGTAACGCAATCGGAGGCATGTCTTTCTCCTGCTGTCAATTAGGCTGTAAAACTAAGCACAAACGTAAAAGTCACGTCAATGAACTGCAAACCGTACGCAGGCTGGATCTTTCCCGTGACGATTAGTTTCCGCGGCTCTGTACTATCCTGCCTAACACTCACACTCGAAAAAGCTGAAATGATGCTTTCATCCTGGAGATACTGCAGCATATTAGTAGAGGCATTGGTCATCATGCCAATCAGCGCCTCATTAATCGGAGAGTTCCGAAAGTTGTCCCATAGCCCCTCTCTCCAGTACTTTCGCACGTAATCCTTCACGTCTTGCACACCCAAGTCCTCGGTAAGGGCATTGGTCGTATCCGTCGTGATCGCTGCAACATTGCGCACGGTTTCGCCACGGATTTTTCCAGGGCTGACGCCACGCCCCACGAGGTACTTCAACTCAGCCGGAGTAAAGTTGTCATCAAAAGTAATGCCTGGAACAATTTCGTCGCAGATCGTACGCCCAATGGCTGTACCGCACAACACCCCAGCGAGCGATGCATTATAGAAGCGCGTATCGTAGCTTCCAGTGTATCCAGTAACAGTCACTGTAGCACTAGGCACCAAAGGGGCAACCATACGCTCGTGAGCGTATCCCTGAGCAATCGTTGCAGCAGAGGTATAGGTCGTTCCCATAGGGAACGCCATGATCACCGTTCGCTCCTGCTTATTCTCTGGCTGCGACGCAATGACAGCATGGTTGAAGAAAATATTTGCAGCCGAAGTAGTGCTCAAGGTGCCAGAAGACATAGGAACTAGAAAAAGTTTATAGTCAGTAATCGTGTTGAGCTTGTCCCGAACTACAATAAACGCGTTCTCCAGCTCGAGCGGAGTCGGGGAATCAGGGGAGGTCGCGCTACTGAGATCCAGCTGCGCAATGATAACACCACCAGCGCCCGCGTTTAGCACCATCGCACCGCCGACTGAGACATCGTTGATGTCACCATCGGTTCGCAGGCCATTACCATGATCCTCGTAGATCAGATTAGCATCGAAATACAATGTTGGGGTGTATGCCGAAGTTGGGCGAGTTTCAGTGTACGTAATATAGTAATTTTCCCCCAAAGTCGGGCTACTTCCCCCAGGAAGCCAGCTAATGTTGTTACCAGAAAGCACATAATCTGCGCTCTGAGTATAGCTAGCAATATCCAAAAGATCTCCAACAGAGATGATACTATCAACGGTCGTAACCGTCGGAATCGGATCAACACTTCCTGGCGTACGAGTAAGCAGCACATTTTCTTGGAGCCTATATGGATCGCCTTCGCCAATAATCACCGGATAGCGCTCATACAAAGGCGGCGCAATAATTCCAGTATCATTGATGATGCGAACTAGTACGCCTGGAACTCTCAACATAGCGCTCTCCTAAAAATGAATGCTTATTTCTTCCTCAAATATTAGTGGCAAAGACAAACTTGGATTAAACTTGCGTTACTACGTTCCTGAACCTGAATTAGGATCGCTCAGTGTCCATTCAATATCGAGGAATAGCTCTTCAAATCGATACCCAATTCCCGATTTGATTTGCCAGCAGCCTATTAATGGCGCAGAAACCGTTGCTACATACACAGGATGATCGATTCCAGGTTCATAAACTTCTTTTTCCCCGGACGTCGAAGGCGGTTTTTCGATCACAATATTATGTTTCAAGAAGAAATCTTTGGCATCTGGGTGCGCAAGAAACAGACAAACTATATCCACCAAGTTGTCTCTTTCTTCTTGCTCCGACGCCCACACGCCTAAATCCATATTCAGACGAATATCTCCTCCATAAATACGGTATTGCTCTGCGTCTCCTACCGCCGGGTCCTGCAAAAAGTCTTTAGCTGCAGATCGGTATATATACTCAGCCCGCACAGGACCCACCAAAACATAAGGTAATGGCGGACGCATATCATTGCTCACCCTTTTTACAACGGTAGGCTCTCTAGAGAATGAGATTTCCTTGAACCCATTGGTCAAGGTAATCGCACCCTTCTGCGCAC